CCTATGCTGTGCTCAGCACAATACCGGGTACGTTCCAATCAAATATCAGCAGTGGTACTGTAAAATTGTTCTACACACCTAGTGGTGCACAAAATGCTAACATTAAAGTATTGACTACTTACATTGTTTAATAGAGAAGACGAGATAAATGCTTAAATTAACTAGTAAGCTGTATAGAACAGACTACACAGGCGAAGATATCATCCAGGAACGTGTACTGCAAGATGGCCAATGGGTCAATACTACAGAACACGTGCCTAATAACGTCATTAATAATCAAATTAGTAATCGTGCTGTGGTATTTGGCAACGGCGAAAGTCGTTTAAGTTTTAATGTTAATCACCTTCTTAATAAGAAAAGCGGATTATTAGGTGCAGACACTCTACAGAGTTATGCTTGCAATGCTTTTTACAGAGAATATAATCCAGATTTCTTAGTAGTTACTAGTAGAATCCTTGCTGATGAAATATCAAAAACTAGTTATCCTACAGATAATATTGTTTACACTCGCGTGGATATCAGCTTAGAATTCCCTAGGAAATTTTATTTAATCCCGCATGATCCATATGCTGATGCTGGTGCAACTGCAGCCTACATAGCCTGCTTTGATGGGCATAAAAAAATCTACCTATTAGGTTGTGAAGGTCACCACGAAGCTAATTATAACAGCAATGTCTATGCAGACACACCTGGATATGCAGGTAAAAATTCTGACATGCTAGGTAATAATTGGGAAGAAAGTTATAGACAATTATTCCAAGTCTATGATGATGTAGATTTTGTATTAGTCACACCAAATGGTAGATATAAAACACACAATTCTTGGAAGGCCTGCACTAATTTCCGCCAAATCAGCCACAGAGATATGGTAGTAGAAGCAGACTTATAAAATACTTTCCAGCGTTCGAATCTTACTAGCCACAGCCTTAAAATTAATCGTACGCCAAACTCCGGGATGTAATGGTTTAGGATGATCTTCTAAACGCACCCAACAATAACCACGATGTTCTACATTTAGTTTTGGAATAAATTCGCTGTCTACAGGTGCTATAAAAGTATGATAGACGAAATTACCATTATCACTGGTAAATTTTTCTATAGGGATGATCTTGGGATCATTGATAGTACCGCCAATTTCTTCTTCAATTTCTCGTAATAGACTTTCTAAGATATGCTCATTGACTTCGATCTTGCCACCAACCACACCCCAAGTTCCGCTGTATTTACTACTGTTTCTTAGCAAAAACAAATAGCGTTTAGTTGAAGTACAATAGATGAATGTACCTACACCTTCTATAGGACTAGTGACCATAGTCCGTTTTTGTATTCGCCTTCCCAGCTTTTCACCCACTGATCGAGATTCCATTTATATTGAGTTCCAGTATTGAGGTTACTTACATATTGTACACTTGTTGCACCTTGACTGTCAAATACCACAGACCATCGGGTACCATCGTATTGTATGATATCATTAGCATGTGCTACGAGATCTATACTGCCGGAGCCTTGCCATGCCGTTGGTCCTGTTCCTGGAGCATTATCAAAACTTCCAATATCATGTAGGATCAAATATCTGGTTCCAGCAGCTGGTGTGGTAATCCCACTCGAAACATCTACCTTGCGTGGATCAATTATGGCATTTATTGGACTCAAAGTATTAGTTGGATACGTGTCTATGTCTGCGTTAAATATCAGCAGGCTGTCATCTGTGGGATGGAAGCTGACAGTACCAACTACCTCAGCAACCCCGTCTTGTGTTAGCAATCTTACTTGGCTGACACCATTTTCTAATACACCATAGACATTGATAAGACTACGCCAAACATCTCTAGTGCCGACTTTAACTGGTGTATCGATTACGGGCTGTTTGGGTGTGAGATCAGTGGGCGGATCTCTAGGATCTTCAAATTCGGAATACTTCAGTAAGGTCAGAGTGTTACCAATTAATAGCACACCGTAGTCTAGAGGTGTAAAGTATTGTCTTGTGCCCATCAAGTTGGTATCGTTATAAACAGCGTCGCTAAGATTCCCATCACCGTCGTGTATGCTGGCGATAATTTTTTGTATAACACCTAGTTTCTTAACCTTGGCTGGAGGAGTGATCCATACAGGTAGTTTGAATGTAAGCGTAGCAACATCGATAGGATTTTCTGTACCAATTGGCACTGTTCGGCTTGACCAATTTGGACTTTCAAGATAAACCACACTCAAACTAGTCCAGTCAATATAGTTGTCTGTTGATTGTATTTCTAATGCCGGGTTAAACAATACTATCAATTGTTCTAATAATTGTAATTTTTGTTTGGTGTTGCTGGTCCAGATATCTAATTTAAGTTCTAAGGTATAAGGAACAGGCATCAGTCTTTCAATACTAAAAGCATTGCCCTGACGTGCTTCATATTCTTGTGTGTCTTCATTATAATAACGTTGGCGGATATTCATTTTACCAACAAAGTCAGGTTGTTGTACACGATCACGATCGTAGGTGATATTATTAATATAAGCGGTCATCGCAGGTACACTAGGCATAGCATTCTCGCTCATGTTATTAATGATACTTGCTACCTGGCGACTACCATCACCGTAATACACAGGTACACGTTGTAGGGTAGTATTGCCCACACGATCTTGTCCGTATTCAACTTGGAATCCAGAAAGCATGCGAATAAACTGTGCTAGGAACCGCTCAATCTGAGCATCATAAAAATATTGTTGAAGAGCCGCCATAATTAATTATCCGCCGTGGGTCTTAATGCATCACTTAAACTTTGACGTTGATAAGTGACATTCGCATAGATTGTGTATTCTAATATGTCATTGGTATTTAATGCTGTAGATACTGTAAATGATATATTACCTGCTGTATTAGCGATTGTATTAGTAATAATCTTGCTGTTTAGTTTTGTTTTTACACCATATGTACTTCTGTACACGGTCTTAGTAACAACTTGTTTAGAAGCAAGCGTGAATGTTTTAGTTTGTGCATTGGCCGCAGGAGTATATGCTCCAGATGAAATACGTATCGCGTCCCAAACCAGTGCGTTAGCATAGTTAGCATCTGTGTTATTAATAAAGCCACTACGCTGAGTAGTATTTGTAGGTCCTGGAGTAAGATTGGTACGTAGACCATCTTCAATTTTAACCCAACGGCGACTATCATAACGGAATAATCTATTAGGTACATAATCTAAGCGCAGGAAGTAATCACCAGTCACTGGACTTGTTGGGAACGCTATACCCGCTGCCACCGCAGCACCATTCGGTGGGAATGCGTCGCTGGTTAAATACCCTTTGACTTTGTCGCTTGGACTTACTGTGCTTGAACTTGAATAGGTATTGCTACTAACATTAGCATTGGAGCTAGCAAGTACTCCTTGTGGGTCACCCGGTTGTCCTTCTTGTGTTACCGGAGCGGTATATAGATTAGTAATATCGTACCCACTCTTAGGAACATCTGCTTCTGCACGTGCAACAATAGCATCATTAATATCGATATATTTGTTATAGGTGCTGATAACTTGGCTTAGTGGAGTATCATTACCATCAACGACGCCATCACCGTTAGTATCACCTGCGGCAATGTTATTAAGTATGTCTTTGTATTCTTGGCTGTCTACTAACGGTTGTAGTTTAACACGCCATAGGTGCGGATACCAAGTTGGTGCAAATCCTTCTGCCGCACGGGTAGCATCATTGACTACATAATAACGTTTAAGGGCAGATGGAACAGTATCATCTAACGGATAATAGTCTTTTAAGTTTGGTAGTTCCATAACGTCACCTACCATTAACTTGCGTCCAATCATGTCAACCATGTCATTTAAATGGAACACAGCAAACATGGTGTCACCGGTCAGGAATAAGCCAAACTGTGTTAAGTCAAAATCGTTGTCATTTAAGCGATAGATAGTTCGCATTGTATAAATGCTAGTATCATACTTGCGATCACGATTTTCTAAAAATAGAAGATCTTGGATACTAGTAATGCCAGTAGTGCCTGGTTCAGTATTACTGGTAAATGGTTGATCTACTGGGCCAAGATACTTGTGGATATTGACATCAACTCCGCCAACGGTGAACATTTCACTCATACGTTGATCAAAGAACTTGTAGTCGTTACCCTTGTTTGGTCTCCAAAGCGACAATCTTGGCATTATATATTCCTAATTATCTAGTATTTATCGCCGTTGACAGCTAGCCCAAATGATGTTATACTGTATTATGACTGAAATTACTCACAGCTTAGAATGGGCTCAAATACAAATTGACTTGGAACGTCCAGCTAAAAAACTCAAAAGATATAGTAATGACATGTTACAGATAAGCACCAATATTGGTAGATTGGTCAAGCAGTTAAGCGAAGAAGAAATTAACTGCCGTAGACAAGGTAAACAAACCCGTAAACACCAAGAGCTATTGACAAAAATCAATGAAGAAATTAACGTGTATGAGCAAATGCTTACTTTTGGTGTGCTATTAAATGGTTGATTTTATCAATTATCTAATATATACTATAAAAAACAAGAGAGGATATTATGGCAATCAAACTTGATGGAATGAAAAAGAAAGCAAAGGTTAGTAATATTAACTTTAGCGATGAAAAATATACAGGTAATGAGCCTCAATGGGATTATGATCGCGCCCTAACTTTTTCAAATGAAGAATTTGACCATCATCTACGCCAAAGTTTTCGTTACTACAATTATTATTACAGTACCAAAGATCTTAAAAAATATGTTGTAGCATGGTTACGCCAACATGAAGGTGAGCAAGGAGTTCATAAGTTAGATAAAACTACTATCGATCGTTATCAACGTTCAGCAGATTGTCTGACACCATTTACAGTGTGTGCATTGATTAAAGCACATGAACGTGGCATGCCTTTACGTGATCGCCATGTAGAATATATCCTTGATGCAGTCAAGCGTGTATTACTGCTTAAAGCAGACAACGATGAAGATTTTGAAGAAAAAGTGGATGTAAAAAAGGTAGAAATTCGTATGCCAACAATCCAAGACCGTATGAACGAAGTGGCTAAAAAGCATATCTTATATTTTGAAATGCTAGAGGACGCACTATACACAGGTGAAACTATAGATCCTAAGGCCTACGAATATCTTACTAAGAATAATGTACCACAGGTATTAATTGGCAAGATATCAGCAGTATTTGAGCCACGCTGTGCAGAAGTACGTGAAGCACGTACAACTAAAGATGAAGATCTTAAAGAAGCATACAGCTATATGAAAGCCGCAGACTATAAACGCTATGATGCTTTCTATGATAAACTATTTGCTGACTTGACAGCTTATAATCAAACTAAGAAAGCAACTAAAAAAGCCGCAGTCCGTAAGCCACCACAAAAAGAAAAACTAGTACGTGGTCTAAAATATCTCAAGCAAGATGCTGGTATGAAACTGGTATCAATCAATCCTGTGGATATCGTTGGGGCTGAACAGTTATGGGTCTACAACGTTAAAAATCGTAAACTAGGTCGTTATGTAGCAGAAGATCAAGGTGGGGTACTTGGAGTTAAAGGTACCACTATTACAGGTTTTAATGAAAGCAAGAGTACACAAAAAACCCTGCGTAAACCTGAAGAACAAGTTAAAGCATTCCTAGCAAGTAATAAAGTAGAACTGCGTAAGTTCTTAGAAAATATTAAAACTACAGAAATTAAACTCAACGGACGTATCAACGCTGATACTATCCTGCTTAAAGTAATCTAATCCCCTCAAGGTAGCGTAAAGCCAAACTTATCCTGTTGTCGGTAATAAATACACTATAACAGGATAATTTACATGGCCGAACTACCAGCAAATGTTACAGCAACTACAGGTTTAACAACTACACTAAGTGTACAGACCAAAAGTCTATACAGTAATGTCACTGGCACCGGTGCTGGTCATATTGCCTTTGATTCCAATATAACAGATCAACTAGCTTCACTGGCCAAACAACAAAACGATATCGTTGATTATATACGACTACGATTGGGCTATGGTATGATCGATGTCGAAGCTGATAAAGAACACTTTGACATGGGTATTAAACAAGCCCTTATCCGTTATCGACAACGTAGCAGTAATTCAGTAGAAGAAAGCTACGTATTCTTAGATGTGTATCCAGAAACACAAGAATATATACTACCTAATTACATTATCGATGTTAAACAGATATACCGTCGTGGTATTGGTAGTGTTACAGGAACAACAGCTAGCCAATTTGAGCCATTTGCAAGTGGCTACTTAAACACCTATATGTTAGTAGCTGGTCGTGTTGGTGGCCTAGCCAGCTATGAATTATTCACGCAATACCAAGAAATGGCTATGAAAATGTTCGGTGGCTTTATGAACTTTACATGGAATAAAGTTACTAAAAAATTAACTTTAGTTCGTAAGATTCCATATGGTGGTATCCAAGGTGCGGATATAGTAAAAGAAAGCGTACTGCTATGGACTTATAATTATAAACCAGATATCGTCTTAATGAACGACCCCCAGGCATTCCCTTGGATCCAAGACTATGCTTATGCCCTAACATCAATCAGCATTGGGCAAGCACGTGAAAAATTTGCTACGATCGCAGGCCCACAAGGTGGCACCACATTAAATGGTACAGCATTAAAAGCAGAAGGTCAAGCACTATTAGATAAACTTGATGAAGACATCAAGAATTATGTAGATGGTGGTCAACCAATGTGGTGGATAACCGGCTAAAAATCCATTGACTCTCAGTCAATAATTTCGTAAAATAGTAACATCAACTAAGGGGATTTCAATGAGTTCTATCATCGGTATCGTAGGCTTTATCGGCTCGGGTAAAGATACGGTTGCAGACTATCTGGTTAACTTTCATAGATTTAAACGTGAGAGCTTTGCTAACAGCTTGAAAGATGCTGTAAGCCAGGTATTTGGATGGGATCGTGAACTGCTTGAAGGGCGCACTAAAGAAAGCCGTGATTGGCGTGAAACTCGAGATG